GAATATATGGTGGACAAAGCTGGTTTATTGGACGATGATGAAAGTCAGGAGAAGTTAAAGAAAAAACTTATCTCTGCAATAGTCGATCTTGAAGTAATGCCTTCAATGCGAGCGCTAATGACTGCGGGTAAAGCGCTTGATAGAGACCATACTGCTGGGTATAATTGTTCCTATCTTCCAGTTGATGATCCTAAGGCATTTGATGAGGCTATGCATATTCTTATGTGTGGCACTGGTGTAGGATTTTCTGTTGAGCGACAATATGTGAATAAACTGCCGGAGATTCCGGATATGCTTTATCCATCTGATACGATCATTACAGTACGAGATTCTAAGGAAGGTTGGGCAAAGGCTCTGCGTATGCTTCTAGCCATGCTTTATGCTGGCGAGATTCCTAAGTGGGACCTCAGTAAATTACGTCCAGCCGGAGCACCACTAAAGACGTTTGGTGGCAGAAGCTCTGGGCCAGAGCCTTTGGACGACCTCTTCAAGTTTGTTATTAACATCTTCAAGTCTGCACATGGTCGGCGTTTAACTTCTATTGAATGCCACGACATTATGTGCAAAATTGGAGAGGTGGTTGTTGTAGGCGGCGTACGTCGCTCAGCAATGATTTCATTATCCAACTTATCAGACGATAGGATGCGCAATGCAAAAGCAGGAAACTGGTGGGAACGAAATGTACAGAGAGCCCTTGCTAACAATTCAGCTGTCTATAATGAACGACCTGATATTGGCCTCTTCATGGCCGAATGGCTCGCCCTCTACGAATCAAAATCAGGTGAGCGGGGTATTTTCTCACGGGACGCTTCCAAAAGAGTTGTTGCTAAGTCTGGTCGCCGAAATAGCGAATATGAATTCGGTACAAATCCTTGCAGTGAGATTATTCTGCGACCATATCAATTCTGTAACCTCACAGAAGTTATTGTCAGAGCAGAAGACACAATCGACGACCTCCTAGATAAGATTGAACTTGCATCGATACTTGGAACCATTCAATCAACACTAACTCATTTTCCATACCTACGCAAAGTATGGCGAAATAATACAGAAGAAGAACGTTTACTTGGCGTTTCACTTACCGGCATTTATGACCACCCTATATTAAACGATTACACCAATTTAGAGTTACCCGGTATCCTAAATGTATTGCGTCAACATGCCGTTGATGTAAATAAGAAGTGGGCTGAGAGGCTCGGCATTCCGCAATCAACTGCCGTAACTTGCGTTAAGCCAAGCGGCACTGTGTCACAACTAACAGATTCGGCATCTGGTATTCATCCTCGCCATGACCGTTATTACTTCCGTCGTGTTCGTTCGGATAATAAGGATCCGATTACACAGCATTTGATTAAGTCGGGAATTCCTGCTGAGCCAGATGTTACGAAGCCAGAATCTACCACTGTGTTCACGTTTCCCATTAAGGCTCCTGATGGTGCAAGAGTAAGAGACGATATATCAGCTATTGACCACCTAGAGCTGTGGCTGCTATATCAAAGACATTGGTGCGAACATAAGCCCTCAGTGACAATTTCCGTCAAGGAGGATGAATGGCTTAATGTTGGTGCCTGGGTCTACAAGCATTTTGATGAAGTTTCTGGTATTTCATTCCTTCCGTTTGATGGCGGCTCCTATCGCCAAGCTCCTTATGAGACTATCTCTAAGGAGCAATATCAGCAAGCGTTTGCCAAAATGCCTCAAACGATTGATTGGACAACTTTATTTGAACTACAGGATAACGTAGAGGGAGTTCAGACTTTGGCCTGTAGCGCTGGCAACTGTGAGATATAAGTAATGGATAAAGACGAATTTAATTGCGACTATTGTGATACTGATTTCAAGATTGCTCATGACCACTTACAGGACGTAGCATTCTGTCCCTTTTGTGGAACAGAATTAGAACATGAAGATGTGAACGATGATTCAGAAAAAGATTGGGAATAAGTTGAGGTAATAAATATAGGGAGGAGACTCCCTATGACATGGTATTACAAAGGTGAAGAAATAACACCTGAAATTATTGACGACAATATCGGATTTGTGTATCTTATCCGTAATGAACTAAACGGCAAATCCTATATTGGTAAAAAACTTTTCCGGTTTAAAAAAACTAAGCAAGTAAAAGGTAAGAAGAAGAAGGTTCTTGTTCAATCGGATTGGCAAGATTATTACTCTTCTTCTGACGAATTGAAAGCAGATGTTGCTGCATTAGGTGCAGAACATTTTTACAGAGAAATCATTCATCTCTGTAAATCGAAAGGGACGATGAACTATCTCGAGCTCAGAGAGCAGATGGATCGTCGTGTCCTTGAAACCACAAATTGGTATAACGGATATGTGGGAAGTAAGATCCACAGGAGCCATGTCAAATTATGACGTATATTGGTAAGCCCATTCAATGGCCAAGAAGAACGGTAGATAACCATACTGCTGTTTTGGCCTTAGCTAGGGCATTAAAGGCATATGACGATTGTAACCCAGATGTTGGTATGGGTTGGTTTTGGAGTCATTTTGTTGATGAAGCCATGAAACAATTGGACTTAACTAAAGACGACGTGAATTATGATGAACTTATTGGAAAATAAATGACCAGAACACAAAAGAAGCGAATTAATCGTCACTTAATCAAGTTGCAGAACAAGTTCGGCAAGAAGATCGGTAAACAGGAATGGAGAGCATGGAAGGCTGAGAATGCACTCAGTTAAGCTTGTCTCTATTACTAAACCATTGATTGAAGGTATTGAGACGGCAGACGAATTTATCGCTTATGTTGCTCGTGTTTCTAATCCAAGCAATCAATTCAATACAGAAACGGCTCCGAAGCTATTAAAGTATCTGATCAATAACCATCATTGGTCGCCATTCGAGTTAGTCCATCTCACGATGGAAATTGAGACGACACGAGATATTGCTCGACAGATTCTCCGTCACCGCAGCTTTACATTCCAGGAGTTCTCTCAGCGCTATGCGGATCCTACCACAGAGCTAGGCTTTAATGATCGAGAAGCTAGACTTCAGGATGCCAAGAACAGACAAAATTCTATCGAGACAAACGACGAGAATCTTCGCTTATACTGGTATCATGCTCAGCAGAGTCTAATATCGAATGCTAAAAGCCTTTATAAATGGGCTATTGACAATGGTATTGCCAAAGAGCAAGCCCGTGCTGTTCTGCCTGAAGGTCTCACGATGTCTCGCATGTACATGAGCGGTTCTCTTCGTAGTTGGTGGCATTATACTGATCTCCGTTGTGCTAATGGCACACAGAAGGAACATCAGGATATAGCCAAGGAATGCGAACAGATTATATTTGAACAATTTCCTAGTTTGAGGATTAAATGAGTGAATTGAAAAAAATATATTTCGCTAGCGTTGAAGACGTTGGCGAAGTTGAAGGTATGTTCGACGAGAAGGGCGAGCTTATCGACACATGGTGTTGCAATGATGGCACTTGGCGTGGTGAATATTTCGATCATTTCATTAAGTATCTTGGCGCTGAAATTTTCTATTATTACAATACGCCTAAGGCATTACGTGAGAAAATGGAAAATGCTCTTCGCGAACATTGGGGTGAAGACGATTATATCGATGAAGATGAAGAAGAATGACCTTTAACGAATCACAACTACGGACAATTGGAAAGATTGTTACGTGGCGGATTTTATTGACGTTTATTAACTTCACCTATACATTCATCGCAACAGGTAATTGGAAGGCCGGACTAGCAGTTGCAGGAATGGCGGCCGTGTTCAATACCTTCATTTATTATGCACACGAGCGAGTGTGGAATTGGATTGGCTATGGAAAAACTGCTCGAGCAGATCAAGGAAACGGAAGTATATCGGACGATAGCGTCGGATCCGCATGAATATATCGGCGTGCCACTGGTATATTTCAGCTGGGGCATTGTCGGTCTTGTGTTTGCAATGCTGGTGTATGCTCGCTAATCTGTAGCGGAAGCACTATAAAGAGTCATAAGTCCGTGGGCTAGTGGCTCACGGCGCTACTTCGAGACTGACTCCCATAGCTCAACGGTAGAGCTAAGTGCTCATAACACTTCGGTTCCTGGTTCGAATCCAGGTGGGAGTACCATTGGGCCCGCGTGGCGGAACTGGTAGACGCGGGGGACTTAAAATCCCCTGCCTTCGGGCGTGCAGGTTCGAGTCCTGTCGCGGGCACCAACAATTTAATATTTGATGATGAATTTATGCGTAAGACAACTATTCCTGATCGTTGCACTAAACTAAAATCAATGGTTGGTGTTCCTTGTTCGTATTGTCACCGTCGAATGACCGAACTTGGTAGGACGCAGGTTACACAAGACCACGTTTTCCCGAAAAGCCAAGGATTTAGTTTTGGGCGATTTGAAGGACGCAATAAAATTTGGTGTTGCTCTCGCTGCAATGCAGGTAAGAGTGATATGAACATTTTGCAATGGTGGTTTTGTTTGCAGGGCGGTAAGGATCCCAGGACGCCTATAGTATTTGAGATCGTTCGAGAGTGGTATGAGCTTGGGATAATTAAACCCAACCATGGCACGAGGACTTGCCGTAAACGTTATGGAATTAAGACAAAGGTATTCGAGAAATTTATTGAAGAATACAAACGACAATGTTTGGATGAAATCCAAATGTTGTTTGCATCATAAATACATTACTTTTAAGGCCTGATGGCGGAGTGTTATACGCAGAGGATTGCAACCCCTCGTAGGCCGGTTAAATTCCGGCTCAGGCCTCCATCAAATATCTGGGTGTAGCGCAGTCTGGTTAGCGCACTTGATTTGGAGTCAAGGGGCCGCAGGTTCGAATCCTGCCACCCAGACCAGATTTTTCCTAGGGTATGCAAGCGGTTAAAGCAAGGAACGAATTCTAGATAGTACCGTTCCTGTCTGACGAGACTTCGGGGGTTCGAATCCCTCCCCTTCGACCAACATATGAGTTTATTATGTCTATAATACTTCCCTACTCACAATCGGTTGTTGAAACGTTCTATCGTCCAGCCATTGTCAAACCTCAAAACTTAATGCCCGTTAAGGTGATTACTGATATCACCGATGCTGCCAACGTTATGACCCGTGAATGGGTCCTGTGCCGTTTCAAGGGCAGCAACGAAACGAG